GAATGGATAAAATCAGTGAAAAACTTGACAAACTGTTTGAAGTTAAGTAAAATGGTAGTAAAGAAGAAAAAAACTAAGAAGCTTCCTGCTTCGACCTTAGTTATTTCTATTGCTACCGTGCCTTCAAAAATGTTGAAGAAATTAACACGTAGGAAAAAGAATGCCAAAAAATAAAAAGAAAAGAACTAAAAAGTACAGAGCTACTTATAAAACTGATGGTCGTGTGGACATGAGTAAAGGTGGTAGAGTTGGTTATGCCGAAGGTGATGCAGTAGAAGAAAGAAATGCTCGTGCAGAAGCTATAAGACAAAATAGAGAAAAAGAAAGTATAAATATAAACATTCCCGGGCTTCCCGGCTATAATCCTGACCTTCCTACCAATGTACCTACAGGTCCTTTTGGTGGACCTCCGGGTGGTACTCCTTCACCGACTCCTGCACCTACACCAGCTCCTACGCCATCACCAGCTATGCAAGATGCTAAAACAACAGCAGAACAAATTGTAGCTGGAGAAGTTAAACCTCCTCAAGTTCCTGATGCTGTTAAAGTAGAAGCTGGTAAAGCTGGTGTTGCTAGGAAAATGGATGTTCCAACAGAATTAGAAGCTGTTGAAGCAGTAGCACCTGAAGCTCCTGAAGCTCAAGTTGTTACTGGTGTAGAACAAGCAGAAGCTCCTACTCCTTTAACTGCTGCACAAATGGAAGCAGCTCAAGTTACAGAAGCTCCTGAAGTTGCTGTAGCTGAAGGCGAAGTAAGACCTGAAGCATTAGCTGAAGCTGCAGAAGTAGAACGTGTAGCTCCTATTGAAGCTGCTAAGGTTGAGATACCTGAAGGTGCTTTGATTGAAGCAGTTGTAGGAACAGTCAGTCCTGAAGCAAAAGCTGAAGCTGCTCAAGTAGCAGGTACAACTTTAGCAAGAGTTACAAGAGCTAAGAAACAATTAGCTAACGCAGGATTAAGTTCTGCAGATATTGCTGAATTAGGTAACGACCCTGAAGCCTTAGAAGAAAGGTTAATGGACTTTAGTGAAGCTGAAAGAGGTATGATTGCTGGTCTACCTGAAGAAGCTTTAGTATCTAATCAGTTAGACAGTTTATTAAGTGGTATTGAAGAAGGTGAAGTACCTACATGGGCAGCTCCTGCTGTAGCTAGTGTAGAAGCTATGTTAGCACAACGTGGATTATCAGCCTCAACTGTAGGTAGAGATGCCTTGCTCAATGCTATTATACAATCTGCTGTTCCTTTAGCACAAGCTAATGCTCAAGCTATTCAAGCAAGTGTAGGACAACAAAAATCAATTGAAGCTCAAGCTGAATTAACTAATGCTCAGTTTAGACAACAGACAGCACTTCAAAATGCTAGTACTGTTTTTCAAATGGACATGGCTAATTTAAGTAATGAGCAACAAGTAGCTTTATCAAATAGTAAGTTTATGCAAAGTGTTGGCTTAACAGAAGCAAACAACCAGCAACAAGCAACTATTCAGAATGCTATCTTAATGTCTCAAGCTAATTTAGCTGAAGCAGATTTTTATCAAAAGACACAGATACAAAATGCTCAAGCGTTTATGCAGATGGACTTAACAAACCTTAACAATCAACAACAAGCTAACGTAATTAAAGCACAACAAGAACAACAAAGATTGTTAAGTAATCAAGCTGCAACAAATGCTGCTAGACAATTTAATGCTTCTAGTGAAAATCAGACACAACAGTTTATGGCTGGATTAGCTGCTGATATTGATAAGTTTAATGCTTCTCAAAATAACAGCATGTCACAGTTTAATACTCAACAGATTAATGCTAGACAAGCTTTAGAGTTTCAAGTTGATGCAGACTTTGAAAAAGCTAATGCTCAAATGGCTAATCAAATTAATCAGTTTAATGCTGATAGAGAATTCCAAGTCAATAAGTTTAACGTAGCTAATCAACAAGCTATTGAACAAGCTGATCTTGCATGGAGAAGACAGATTAACTTAGCTGATACTGCTGCTCAAAACGCAGTCAATCAACAAAATGCTCAGAATGCATTTAACATGTCTTCACAGGCTCAACAATTCTTATGGCAAGAGTTAAGAGATCAAGCTACATTTGATTTCCAAAGAACTGAAAACGAAGCACAGCGTAAAGTATCTATTGCTATAGCAGCTTTAGGTAACGAAGGTGGTTCATATCAAGGAAAAAACTGGTCTACTAATTTAGATTCAGCATTATCAGTATTAAATAGATTTACAGGCACAGGTTAAGAAATGAAATTTATAAAAAAAGCATTTAAAAAAATTAAGAAAGGTATTAAAAAAGTTGGTAAAGTTTTTAGTAAAGCTTTAGATAAACTTGGAATTAGTAAACTATTAAATAAAATGGGACCTTTAGGTTCTATGGCTTTAATGTTTGCTATGCCTTATCTAGGATCGTGGTGGGCAGGATTAGGAGCAGCCTCCCCTGCTACATCGTTTATAGGTCAAGCAGCTCAAACTTTACATAAGATGGCAAGCACCGTAGGTAATGTTGTTTTAAGTCCTGTTAAAGCTATGATGCAAGGATTAAATTCTTTTGGTCCTACCAAAGATTTAGTAACTAACGCAACTAACTTATTTAAAGATGCACATAATTTTGTAGCTGAGAAGTTAGGAGTTCAAAAAGCTTTTGGACCTAAGATGGTTACTGGTCCGGGTGGTATTCCAATGGGAGAAGATACAGCTAGTTTATTTGAAGATGTTAAATCTTTTGATGCTAAGTATCCTAACCTTGGAGACAGTCCGTTATTAAAAACAGAAGGAGCTTTAAATGACATTGTAGCTAGTGGATATAAAGGACCAGCTACAGATAACTTCTTACTCAATCAAAGAGATGCTTTAAGTAGTACTTCTGTTTTAGAAGGTAAATTTTATAACGACCCTAAAAACTTATTTGGTGTTGATAGCTCAGGAAACATTCCAATAGCTACTGACATGAAAGACTTAACAAGTTTAACTGATGCTGGTAAAACACCAAGCTTACTTGATACTACAAAACCTAAAGGTATCTTTGAACAAAAGCTTGGTAAGATTGCTGGTAAAGATATTGACTGGTCTGATGTAACTCTTGATGATGTTAGACAAGCTTATGAAGGTTCATGGACTTTAACACCTAATGATCTTATGAGTACTATTACTGACAAAGAAAATCCTTTAGGAAATATTTTTGGTAACTCAAGAATCGGTACAATCTATCAAGCTAATAATGTAGTTAGTGGAATGTTAAGAGACGATACAGTTGACTACAGACCCGGAACTAATTATTATGCATCAGGACTTGCAATTCAAGAGCTTGGAAAAATAAATGTTAATCCTATTGCCAGTTTTGGAACAGATACTGATTGGAACACAGATATTAGTAGAATGAAACAAACTAATTTATCATCAGGTAGTTATGGTTTCCATCCTCAAAATATTAATACATATGATTTAGCTAGTCAAAGTTATGATTTAAATAAATACTTAAATCCCGGTAGTGAATTTTTACAAGCATATGTTCCAGCTTATACTCAAGGAGCAGGTAATTAATTATGAAGAAACAACAATTTCAACAAGAAATGAATCCACAAGCTTTACAGGAAGTTAATTTCTTTGATGCTCCGATACCGGGACAATCTTTAACTAACAGCCCTGACAAGCCTCATGCATTTGAAAGACCTCCTGAGTTTACAAGCATTGATGATTTAATGCTTTACTTTGCAGATATTCTTTTAGAAGCTGATACATATACAGAAATGATGAAGCTTTTAGCTAGAGGTCAGACAGTAGATTCGTTGGCTCAGATGATTTTGTATACTAATTTTACAGAAGGAAAACTAACTCCTGATTTAATGCTGTTAGCTTATGAGCCTTTAGTATTATTTATTATGGCTATGGCTGAAAGAGTTAATATTGATTATGAATTTGATGATGATAATGTTGAATTAGAAGACCTTGATGCAGAAGAAACAGCTAAGGTTGGTAACGTTATGCAAGACATAACAAAAATGTATAAGCATTCTAAACAGGATGCTGACTTAGAAGGTATGCAAAAATCAGCAGCTTTAAAGCCTGAATTAAAAAAGGCAGTTGAAGAAGCTCCAGTAGAAGAAGTAAAAAGTTTATTAAGTAGGTAAAATATGTCTAAAGATATTAAAGAGATGAATTCAGTTGAGTATGCTGATTATATGGTACAGTCAACTCGTAATTGGAAAAATCAACAAGCTGCTGCATATCGAAAAGATATGAAAAAACAACAGCGTAGAGAAGATTGGAAAACTTTACTAGGTCTTGGTGCTCAAGAATTTGTTAATAATTCAGAGAATAGACTTAAACAAATGCATATTACTAACTTACCAAAGACTATTAATTATGCTGCTAACTTAGCACAAGGTAATGCAATTCAAGAAGAACGTTTAGGTTTATTAGATAAGTATGGTACACCTGAAAATATTTGGTCAGCTCAAGCAGCTTCTAAAGCTTTTACTTCTCCAGATATTGCTAAATATAAATTTACTGGTATTAAAGATATTGATACAGCTTTTGCTAGTGGTATGATAACTCCTGAAGAACGTATTACTTTAACTAATAGTTATAATAAAGAATTAAAAAGAGCAGAAAAACTTTGGAACTCTGGTAGTAGTTTTGATAAATATGATGATACTTATACAAATACTGCTGTAACTGGATTACAAACTATTAAAGATACCAAACCTACCTTTTCAGCTTTTGGGATTCTTAGAGGTAAAGATGATGAGTATTATGATTTGACTACAACTACTTACAATACAATCACAGAAGATAATACAGCTTTAAGTGCAGCACTAGCTACAAGAAAACAAATTATAGCTGGTGGAGCTAAAACAGAAACAGTTCCTGCTCAAACTGATGAAGCTTTAAGAACTATGTTATTAAACTCTAAAGTTCCATATGCAACAATTAAAGCTGCAATTACTCCGTTGATTAATGAAACTTCAATGCAGCTTAATAACCCTGAAAGAATTGAAGCTAGATTTGATATGTTAGTTAAAGAAGCTTATCAAAAAAATGAACGTATTAATCCAACTGAATTATGGATGGAAGCTCGTAGACCTTTTGCTACAGATGTTAACGTAGATCAAATGGGTGAGTTCCTTAATTATGCAGACATTCTTTCTAAGCAAACTTCAGATAGAGATTTACAAGAAGCAGAATTAAAAAGAAGATTCCCCGATATGGATATTGACTTTACTGCTTCAAGTCCTTTACCATATCTTATAAATGCTGTAAATAGTAAGCAAACAATTAATGACAGTATCTTATTACAAGCAATGTCTACAGCAGGAGGTAAAGCTATTGTTGATGCTAATCCTCAACTCTGGTCTGATTCTGTTAAATCTTTCTTAAACTTAGATGATGCTGTTAAATCTGATTATCAAAATAAAGCATTAAATACAGTTAAAACTATTAAGAGTAATTTAGATAATCCTACATATTTATCTAAAATAGAAAAAAAATCTGAAGATGCTGATATAAAATCTTTAGTTAATGTACTTGATAAATTTTTTATACAAACAGATACTGCAAATCCTGATTATAAATTTAAAGGAGTTGTATCTGCAATGCAAACTAACTTAGCATACACTATGTATGATCTAGAAAGAAATAAAGAGAAAGGCATAATAACTGAAGATCAATATCAAGCAGCTTTAAATATGAAATTCAACCAACTACTAGGAAATCTAGAAGTAGATAAGAATGACGAACTTGTATTTAAACCGTTTAGTGATACATCTTTCAAACAATTAAATATTTCTCAATCAGTTACAGATAATAAAACTAATAATGTTGACATGCTTAAACAAGAAAAAGCAGGTAGACAATACAACTTAGCATGGGAAACTTTAGGTAATAATCCTGAAAGCATAGAAGCTAAAGAAAATTTATTAATGAATGCTGCTATAATTATTGATGGGGTTGTTAAACGTAATCCAAATATTAATACAATTCAAAAACTTAGAGAAAGTAATTCTGCTTTAAATTCTATGTTAAACCAATTAGAAACTGTAACACCAACAAAAAGTGTATCAGAGATATTAGGTTATTTACCTGAAGAAGTTATACTTGAAGTAGAACCTGAAGCAGCTACAGTGCCTACTAAGAATATAACTCAAGGCTTTACTTTTGAAACAGATATAAATATTTCTGATAGACCTATTATTAATAAAATTATAGAAGTAGAAAGCTCAGGTGATCCTGATGCTGTAAGTAATCATGGTGCTAAAGGTTTAATGCAACTAAAAGACTCAACTGCAGATAAGCCCGGATTTGGTGTTAAACCAGCAGTAAGAAATGCCGATGGGTCAATATCTCCTGAAGAAAATGTAAGAGTAGGTACAGACTATTTTGATGCATTAACTAAAGAGTATAATGGAGACTTAGTAACTGCAGCTATGGCTTACAATGCAGGACCGGGTACGATTAATGAATGGATAGCAGGTGGAAGAGACTTTAGTAAACTAAGAAAGGAAACTCAAGACTATGTTAAAAAGATTTTTGGAGAAGACACTTATAACGAACTTAAAAATATAAGTCCCAAAACTCAAGCTCCTGCACCTGCTCCTACCCCTGCACCTTCTCCTGCTCCAAGTTTATTAGCAGCCGATGATGACATGGATAAAACAGGTTTTCAATTATTCGGTAAAGAAACTAAAGCTCGAGGCAGTAGAATTAAAAAAGCAAAAAGAGAAGACAGAGCTTTAAAATCTGATTTTAGAACTGCTATTGGGTCTCTTACTGCTGATATGATTGGACAACCTTTAAGTTTCTTTACTCAAACAGGTAGAGAAAAAGACACAGCTCAAAAGCTTAGTATAATCAGACAAGAAGTTAAAAATAAATTTAACATAGATATTGATAGACTTGCTAAACGACCAATAACAATTGATCGGTCTGTTGAAACAAACAGACAAATTATTCCTGAAGTTATAGCTTATATCGAACAACGTAAACAAGAAATTTTAGGAGACTAATACGTGTCTATAAATTTTGAAGACCTGTTTAGTTCTTCCTTAACTGATCAGCCTGCAGTCCCTACTCAATCTAATCAAGTAGATTGGGACGGGTATTTTGGTACAGAATTTAAACAACAAAAACAAGCTGATGTTGGTTTAGCTTATGGTGAATTAAGTAAACAACTAGGTGACGGTACTTACAAAAAATCATTAGTTGATTTAGAGAAAGATAAAGAATATCAACAAATAGCTGGTGATTTTTTAAGAGATATTGGTGAGTCAGGTGATGATATTTTTGAATACATGCGTGACGAAGACTTTAATTTGGTTGATGGTTTTCAACGTTGGGCAGATGCAACAAACTTATCTGAGATTAATAAACAACGATATGCTTATTTAAGAACAGCATTTGATAACGCTTCTTTAGGTAGCTTTGGACAAGGAATGGAGCTAGTTAAAGATGCTACAATTGATATTGTTACAGACCCTACAAATATTTTAGGTATTGTAGCTGGTTTATTTACAGGAGGCACAGCAACTGCTGCTTCCTTTGCAGCTCGTAAATCTGCTGCTGAAGGTTTTAAAGCAACCATGAAGAACTTTGCTAAATCTACAGTAGTTCCTACCCCAACAAATCTTAGAAATACTGGTACAACATTTGCTAAGTTGTTAAATCTTGACAACGATGCAGCTCGTATACTTGGAAACGCTTCAATGATTAGTGCATACGAAGGTTTAGCACACATTGGTCTTGGAGACGTAGCACGTCAAGGTACACAAATAGCTACCAATATTAAAGAAGCTTACAACCCGTTACAGACAGCAGCTATGCTTCCTATTGGTACATCTATAGGTACGCTAGCTCCGGGTGCTTTTACTACTGCTGGTATTGCTGCAGGTAAAATTGTAGGTCCTATAGCTGAAGCTGGTAGTAAAGCTATTGGGTTAGAAAAATATCAACAAAAATTATTAAGCGATTACAAAACTAAAATAGATAATTACGAAAACGAAGACTTTGTTCGTAAAGATGTTAGTGAAGCTAACTTTAATTTCTTTAGAAAACTAAATCGTCTTACTGGAGATACACTAGGCTTCTTAACTTTTGCTAGACAAACAGCCCCTTTACGTGGCTTAGCTGATCAATCTCCTTCTGCAAAATTATTACTACAAACTTTAAAACGAGATGAAGCTCAGAAGTATACAGACCTTCCTGAGTTAGTTAAAGGATTAGATTTCAGTACAGAGATTGAAGCTTATAGAGGTACAGTCCGTCAGAAATTTATGGAAATACTACAGCCTATTTTTGAAGTAGACGAAAGTATTTTTAGTAGAGAGTTTAGATTAAGCCCTGACATTAACGAACAATTAACTGCAGTCCTTCAAGGTAAAAAGGTATATGGTAAAGACAGCACACCAATCAGTAAAGTTGTTTTAGATGCAGGACAAAAGCTTAGAAACTTAGATACAGATATCTATAGAGATGCTATGGATGCTGGGTTAAACGTAAGGTTTATTAAGAATCACGTACCTAGATATTATTTAAGAGAAGGTCTTATTGAAAACAAAGATATCTTTATTAAAGAACTTATTGATAAAGGTGAAGTCACACCTATTGCTCAAGACTTTGTTGATGAGATAGCTCGTAGACCTGAGCTACAAAGAACTGTTACAATTACAATGCCGGAAGCTGATGGAACTGGCTCTAGACAAATGCCTTTCCATAAAGTTTATCCTATGTTAGCTGAAGAAATGCAAGAGATAAGGATAGTAGAAATACAAAGAAACTACCCACAACTTGCAAAAGATATTCAAGATCGTAAAGCTTTAGAGATTTATGAAAGCATGATTGATCAAGCTAACGTTGATATGACTTACGATGTTAAAAGTGGTGGAGGTAGAGGTAACTTTAACAGCAGGGCTTTTGATAAGATAAGTGATGAGTTTTTAATAGACAATGGTATTATTGAAGGCGATATGATGAGAGCTTTTCAAGGATACTTTAATAGATCATTACCTATTATTACTAGAACTAAAAGACTTGGGTATAACTTAGATGACTTTAGAGCTAGATATGCTGATAAAATTAAAGATGAGTTAGAGTATAAATTAGATTCTAAAGGTAATCTGTTAAAAGATGAGAAAGGTTTAAACATTAAAAGAGATACACCTTTAAAATTATCACAACAAGATAGAAAATATTTAGATGATCTATATATGTATACCACAGGTAAAGGTCTAAATGGTAGTGGTATTATTGCTGAACAAGTTGTACCACATATGCAGCTTATAAATGCAACAGCCTATCTACCTCTTGCAACTGTATCTAGTTTAACTGAGTTAGCTTTACCACTAGCAAGAGCCAATGTAAAACAATACGCTTCTGAGGTAGGTAAACCTGCTAGAGAATTGACAGATGCTATGGTTAATAAAACTAAGCTGATGTTTAATCAACAAGTAGATGAGCTTAGAGGACTTGGCTTAACTGGTGATGAGATTGATAGAGAGTTTAGACTGTTTGGATTTGCTGTAGAGCAATCAGGAAGAGAAAGAGTTTTATCCTTAAGTGGTGAGAGTATATCTGATGCTAAGTTCTTTGGAGTTGGTCCTAAGATTACAACATTACAAGATGGGTTTTATAAGTTTAACATGCTTAGAGACTGGACAGCCAGTGTAGAACGTACATCTTTTGTAATAGGTAAAAGAATTATAGCAGATGCTGCTGAAGAGTTATCTAAGGGTGGACTTAAAGCTTCTAAAGAATTAAGACTAAGAGAACAATTAGTAGAGCTTGGTATTAATCCTGAAGATGCTATTAAGTGGTATAGAAATGGTTCTAAGAAATATGGTAAAGCAACTAAAAGAACCCGTACTTATGAAAGAATGTCAGACGGTAGAGTCTATGACCCTTTCTATTATCAACTACTAGAAGGAGCTACATCTTTTACTAACGAAGTTATTCTAAACCCTAGTGCTGCTAGTGCTCTAAAGCCTAAGATGTACACACATCCTCAAGCAAAGTTATTGTTTCAGTTTTTAAGTTATCCTTCTGCTTTTTCTAATACTGTATTAAAAAAAGGTATTCAAAGAAGTACTAGAAGCATGGCTCGTGGTGATCTTACTAACCCTGCTAAGTTACTTTCTACGTTTGCAGTAATGGCTACAGCAGCTATGTACTTAAACAATCTTAGAAGTTCAGGCAAAGAATTTGAAAAGTCTACAGATGAAATCTTTTTAAATGCTTGGTCTAGAACTGGAGTAACTGGAGTCTTTGATACAGTTAACAGAGTTGCTAAAAATATTCAATACGGTGGTCGAGGAGTTCCTACTGTGCTTGCTAAAGCTATTGGAGGTCCAACTGTTAGTGATGTAATTGAAATGTTCCAGTTTAATAGAGGCTTAACAGAAACCTTCTCTAGAAAAATCCCAGTTATTAATCAGATTTTAAGAACCGGTATTATTCCTGAAGGTGAAGACGTACCTAAAATTTTACAACAAGCAGCTAGAGAATTTGATAAAGATACTTATCAAGTATTAGAAGATGCGTTTGTAGCTATAGGATTAGTTCCTGAAAAAGTAACAACAGAACCTACTACTGCTAGACCTGATATTGTAGAACCTGAAAGAATTAAAAGAGATAGAGGTGGTAGAGTTTATGCTAACATACCCGGGGTTAAGCCAGAACCAGAAGACACTAAAGTTCGTGGTATGCCTTATACCTTTAAAGAACTAGCAGGTTTTATTGTTGAAGACGATGAAGATAGATTAGGCTTTGCAGTTGGTGGTGTTGTTGGTTCAGTGGCTAGTAAAGGATTTTCTAAGTTTATGCAAAAGTTTTTTAGGAGTAACTTAAAAGGCTCTAAGCATACAGAGTTACATAGTATATTCGATGAGCAAACTAAGAACCTTGATAAAATATTTTCTATTAGGACAGACGAAAGTAAAGTTAAACTTAATAACGTAGATGAAGTAGCCAAGAATATTAAAGGCTCTAAAGTACAAAAGGATGTTTACTTAAACTATACAGGTGATGATGTTAAAGATATCATGACCTATCAGTATTTTGATATGAACACAGCAGGTGTACCTGTTTCAACCAAGCCTGTAGCAAAAGGATACAAGGCAAAAGTTGCAATTAAGAATCCTTTAGAAATTACTGGTAGTAATAAAGCTATTAATGTTAATACTCTTGCTAATGATAAAGCTTTAAAAATGTTATTCCTTGATAAAGTTAAATCAAGATCACATGAGTATGGAAAGTTTGATAGTGATTTAGAAGGATTGTTTAAAGACTTTGATAGAGTTAAACAAAAGTTTGCTGATGAAGAAGTTGTAGACATGACTGATAGAAAAATTGCAACTTCATTTTTCAACACACAACTATTTAATATCTTAGAGAGAGCAGGCTTTGATAGTATTAAACAAGGCGATACTTACTTAATACCTAACATTAAAAAACTTTTCATGACTGAACGAGTTTCTAAAGAAGGTGATCTCGATAAAGTTATGTTTGATCTTGATAAAAAGAATGAGGAAATTAATGAAAGAATTAATAAACTTGTTTCTGTTTGGTACACTAAACAAGATGCAACAACTCAAGAAGCTTATGATAATCTTGTTGAACAATCTATGAAAACTAAAGGCATGGCTATTGAAGAATATAGTGAAGTTACAGAAGCTCTTCAAAATAATCCTGTTATGAACAAGTTTTATAATGACGTTCCTGAAGCTGCAAGATTAAGAGAGCAATTAACAGATGTTTCAGACAACGAAATAAATCTAATGCTAGGAGACATCAAACCGGCTGAGGCTCAAGCAACTAAAGTTACTGACATTGGAATGAAAACACAAAGTGTAGATGAGCAGGAGTATGATAAAGTCATGGATGCTGTAATGCAAGTTGAAGCTGAAGCAGAAAGGTTATCTGATATTCTGGGTGGTCCAAAAACAGGTAAAAAATTACAAGATTCAATTAACAGAGCTTCTACAAATATTACTAAAAAATTAAAACAAACAGGAATGCCTGAACTTGAAATAGCTAGATTAATAAAAAATGCTATTAAAGAAAATCCCGACAACGAAATGTTTTGGGCTGCCGATGATAAACTATATAAAGCTATGGCAGATACGGTGTCTGATAAAGAACTAATGACTCCTGCTGAACAAGCTAACTGGAACTTTGATGAGCTTGGGAATCGAACAACTAAGAAAGAACCAACTTTAGAGGCTGTTTTAAATAGAGAAGAGTCCACTAAAGATTCTGAATTAGGAGAATTAATAACAGAATTTGATAGGCTGACTCAAATTCGAGAAACAATGGTAGTAAATAGACTTGCTAAATTATCTGACCAAGATAAAATAAAACGTCAAGAGTTATTAGATGAGTTTTTTGGTACAGAAGCAAAGCAAGGTGAAGACGGTTTATGGGCAATAGAAGAAAACCTAGGTCGTAAAATTCTTACTAAACTAGAAAACCAAGGGATTGAAATACAGATAAACAGTGCAAAAAATAGAATAATCCCAGAAGAAGCAAAAACTCCAGAATATAAAAAAGTAGAAAAAAGAATAAAAGAAATTAATAAAATACTGGAAGAAGACTTTGGTGAATATATTGAAACATATGGAGAAGGGATTCTTGGAAAACCTACAGGTGTCACAAAAACAGAGTATGACTTAATAACATAATAGATTAATATGAACATCGAACAATGTAAAGCTGAAATCAAACGACACGAAGGCGAAGTCCTAGAGATTTATATGGATAGTTTAGGCTATAAGACTCTAGGAGTTGGTCACCTATGTCAGCCCCATGACCCTGAATATGATTGGGAAGTTGGTACGCCTGTATCACAAGCAGTTGTAGATAGATACTACACCATAGACTTTGATAAGCATTATGCAGAAGCTATACATGTCTTTGGAGACAAGGAAGATTTTTATAAACTACCTGAAAAAATACAGCACGTGTTAGTCAACATGTGTTTTAACTTAGGTGGTTCAAGACTTTCAAAGTTTCGTAACATGTTGAAAGCTTGTAGAGAACATGACTGGGATAAGATGGCTGCAGAAATGCAGGACAGTCGTTGGTTTACTCAAGTAGGTAGACGCAGTATTGAGCTACAGCAAATTGTACTAGATCAATAATGTTATTATACACAGAGAAACAATTAGATGTAGCATACAGAATAGACTGTAAAGCTCGTACAAGATGTAACGAACCTTGGGTAAAGCGAGAAGACTTTAGACCTTTATATGAAGACTTACTTGAGTCTTATATGATTGCATATAGTGAAGATAATATACTAGGTGCTGATATACCTGAATATTTAATAGAGTCTGTAAACGATTTATTAGAATCAACTTTAACATTGGAGTAATTATGAAACTTAAAAATATATTAGGAAGCCTTGCCCCTACTTTAGGTGCTGCACTTGGTGGTCCTTTAGGTGGACAAGCAGGTCAAATACTAAGTCAAGTTTTAGGTGTCGCCAACAACCCTAAAACTCTTGAACAAGCTATGCAAAATATTACAGCCGACCAAATGGTAGAGCTAAAGATAGCTGAAAAAGATTTTGAAATCCGGATGGCTGAGCTTAATGTAGATGTATTTGCTTTAGAAACTGAAGACAGACAAGATGCTAGAGATAAATTTTCTAAAGACTGGACACCTAGAATCTTAGGTATGATAACTATTATGGGATTCTTTGGTTACATTGGTATGATAACTTTATATCCCATAGATGATGCACACGATGATGTTGTCATGTTAATCATTGGTAGTTTAACGGGTATAGCATCAGCAGTTATTAGCTTTTACTTTGGAAGCTCTAATAAAAAAGATAAACCTTAACTCATTAGTCTACCATTTAAATGAGCTTCAATCTCATTGTGAATTTTATCTAACTTAGCTGTAGCTTCTCGCATTACAACTTCTAAAGTAATATACTCTTCTTTACTTAAATAATCTTTCAAGGCTGTAATGTCTGATTTACTTCTTTCTGTAACTAGCTTACCTGTTCTGTCATAAAACAATTCATATGCTAAAAGCCTAGCTTCTGTACGTTTAGTTCTCATCACCAATCCTTGCAAAGGTTATCTTATCCTGTCTACCCCTTAGTCCTGCTTTCATATAAGAAGTAGCACGACCTTCAAAGAAGTTCTGATGTTCAACACCCATCACTTCATCTAACCACCCTAGAGGATTTTCACGTTGGTCATAGTTTGTTTTAAGACCAAGCTGTAACAATCTTCTATCAGCTATGTATCTATTGTAAGCATACATATCTTTCTTTGTAAGACCTTCGAGGTCTCCCATATCAAACACTAGGTCTAAGAACTTATCTTCTAGTGTTACCATCTGTCTACAAATCTCGTAGAGTTCTGCTTTAAAATCATCTGTCCATATCTCTATGTTTTCTTGGATAAACTCTCTGAACAACTTAGTCATAGCTTCAACGTGCATAGACTCATCACGTATAGAGTAAGTAACTATCTGTCCCATACCTTTCATCTTACCGAACCTTGGAAAGTTTAACAAGATTGCAAAGCTACTAAACAACTGTAGTCCTTCTGTAAAAGCTGAATAGACTGCTAAAGTTTTTGCAATACTCTTCTTATCTTTCTTAATGGTTTTGATGTTATGTACGTACTCGTGTTTGTCAGCCATTTCTTCGTACTCTGCAAAAGCTTTGTACTCTATCTCAGGCATACCAACTGTATCAAGTAACAAGCTGTAAGCATGTTGATGGATAGACTCCATGTTAGCAAACGAACCCATCATCATTCTAGCTTCAGGCTTTCTAAAGATACGCATGTATCTATCAACATATCCTGCACCAACATCCACATCAGATTGAGTAAACAATCTAAAGATTTGTGTCAGTAAGTTTTTCTCTTTTGAATCTAGCTCTTGCCAATCTTTGACATCGGTGTGTAATGGTACTGACTCCGGCATCCAATGCATTTGGTTTTGCAACACGTAGTAGTCAAACATCCACGGGTTATCGAATGGTTTATAATAATCTCTTGTATCTAATAAGCTCATTTTATTTTTCCTTTGGTAAGTATACTAAAATTTCTGAATTACATTTAGTACATTTTAAATTTGTTTCCATTTGGAAGTCTTCGCTTTCATGACTAATGTCCACGTCACCTCCCCATATTACTTTATTTCCACAGTGCCAACAATCCATAATTTATCCTTCACATGCGATACATTCAGCATCGTCTAATTTAATACGCTGAACTTTAGTGTTTACATTTTCTGCATTTCTTGCAGCATTAGTTCTAAAGTAATACAAAGACTTTAGTTTGTTCATACCATACCAGTGTACATCGTTGACATACTGCATGTACTCATCGTGTACTTCCTGTGGCTCTGTGGCTTTAGGAAGTGTGAAGAAAAGATTGACAGACTGTGCTTGACAAATAAACTCTTGACGTTTAGCTGCATGTTCTACAATCCATATTTGATCTATTTCATTAGCAGTCTTAAATATTTCTTTTTCATCATCTGTAAGAATATCTAAATGCTGTACTGAACCGTCATTACCTGCAATGTCTTTCCATAGTACAGTCAATTCATCTTTCTTTAATTCTTTATTTTTAAGTGTCTCTTCTAGGTATTTGTTTTTAACTTGGTAAGAACCCGAGAGAGTTTTGTGCGTATAAACGTTAGCACGATAAGGCTCAATCGAAGGAGATGTCCCACCACAAATAATACTAGAGCTGGCATTAGGAGCAACAGCCAAAAGATGAGCATTCCTCCTCCCACTACCACTGACATCAGGTGCTTCTCCACGTTGGTCAGCAAGTTTTTCAGAAGCTCGTTGTGCTTTCGTTTTAATATATTTAAATGCTTTATAGTTGAAGCCCGTAGCATAGATACCTTCAAAAGGAATGTTGCGTGATTGGAGATACGAATGGAATCCCATCGCACCAAGACCCAACGACCTTTCTCGATAAGCCGAGTAGGCAGACTTAAGAAACCCTTCCCTACCTTCTTTAATATGTTTTTGAAATCTTTTAAAATTTGCATTATATTCTCCTAAGTTATCTGTGTCAACAGCATGATCAATATAATGTTGAAGCACGTTGTCGAGCATGGTAATTAAATCTTCAATGAACATTGGATTTTCTGACCATTCATCAAAGTATTCTAAGTTAACAGAAGATAAACAACAAACTGCTGTTCGTTCTTCATTAGTGGGTAAAGTAATCTCAGAACAAAGATTGCTCTGTTTGATTTCTAAACCTAAATCTTTTTGTTCTTTTGGTAAAGCATCATTACATGTATCTATGTTTACCATGTAAGGCTCACCTGTCTCTGCTCTAGCATTAATGATCTGCCACCATAAGTCTCTAGCATTAACAGTCTTAGTAGGCTCATTAGTTTTAGGGTCAATCAATCTAAAGTCTGCATCTTCTTCAACAGCTTTCAAGAACTCATTGGTAATGTTAATTCCGTTATGAAGATTAAGATTCTTACGATTGATATCACCACCCGATTCTTTACGCATGTTAATGAACTCTTCAATCTCCGGATGAGATATGTCCATGTATGCAGCATAAGAACCACGTCTTGTTACACCTTGGTTAAAGGCTAACATCTGTGAATCTACTACATGTATAAAGGGGATTGAACCAGTAGACTTACTACCGTGAGTAGTAGATATACCATTACTACGGATATCTCCCCAATATCCACCAATACCTCCACCTGAACTCGCCAACCATATATTTTCATTGTAATGAGAAGATAGCCCGTCACGACTGTCAGGTACATAATTGAGGAAACAGCTAATAGGAAGCCCACGACTGGTTCCCCCGTTACTAAGTATAGGGGTGCTAAACATAAACCAACAAGAGGAACTGTAGTGATAAAGTCGCTGAGCCAATTCAAAATCTGTTTGACCTTTGTAGGTTGCTCCGAAGACGGAGGCTCTTGCGAAAGCTTCTTGTGCATGTGTTTCATTCTCCCATAAGTATCTATCTTTTAATGTATCAAGACTAAACTTATCTAGTAGTCTTTCATTACTGTAATTAATTTTTATACCAAGATAATCCTTGATACCGACTTTATCTTCAACCATTATTTGATTCCTTGTTGTGTATGTCAAGCATAATTATACCATAATGTAAGATTTTAAGCAAGTCTTTTTTGTTTTTTCCTGCTTTATTTCCATAACGTTTTGCATATTTCATAATGTTACCCATGCAAAAACCTTCACCATGACCTGAGTCAATGATCACATCGGTTGCTTGGTACTTATCAGAAGCGTAATGCTCACCATATGTACCATCAATATATTCTTTTAATTCAATTATATGTCTTCGTTCATTAAATTTATAATCAATCTGTTCTGTCATTTTTCCATTCCTTTGGTAACGTTTCTTCACTGTACCATCTAAAGTTATTTGTTTCAGCCCATTCAGCATGGGTTCTTTTTGTGCCATTTAATCTTACTTTAGCTCCCGGCATTGGAGATAAAGGCTTTTGAAATAAAAACACCAGCTCAGTATTTTCAGGTAAAACTTTTCTAATATGAATATACTTACTGTATTCAGCATGGTCCCAAAATCTACCCTTTGCTTCTAGTAATATTATCTTACCATCAAACTCTTTTACAAAGTCAGGTTCGTATTTGTGTTCAACAACATATTGTATGACATCCCAGTGGTGTTTCCAATCTTTTAAAATACCTAAGTGAATGTCATACTCCCATCGACTGTCATACCCTTTAGGTACGTTAATCTTTTTAGGTCTTGGTTTTCGTGGTACTCTTCTAGCCATTGATAAACCTATGAGTAATCTCATTTACCTTGGGTTCCCTTACAGTTTTAGTAAGATAGGTTAGACCTTTAGAGTATTCAAAGACTCTTAAACCTTTACCATCGTTAGCATCTTTATGACATTCAAACTTATGGTGACACCACGAACAACCTCTAGGAAGTTTAAAGTTTCCTGATGTACCTTCAGCTATAGGCTGGTAACAAAAATCAGGTAAAGTCTTACCTTTAATTTCTGATTTAAGTTTAGTAATCCTTGCTTTGATATTAGGCTTGTCAAGTTCTTGAGGTTGAAACAAAGCTAGTTCTCCTGTCTCTTTATTAATTGCTAAGAACCCACCGTTACTTGTGCCTTCTGCTTCTTCATATCCTGCAAGCTGAGCCATGTATCCAAAAGGGTCGTCTTCTGCTAGAGTACCGTTTTTAAATTTTTGAAATGCATAATTAGATGCTGACTTAATATCAATTACTTCGCCATCAATCTTACAATCCATGTGTCCAAGAATACCATTGACTTTAATTTCTTTCTGCTCATCAGTAACTGTATGTCCACCAAGCTCTGTTAAAAATAACACAACTCTTTCAAGTATATGTCCATATAAAAACTTAATCATAGTCGGAGCATTGATACCTTTGGCTTCTCGTTCTGAGTTCATATCAAACCACAGTTGTCTGTTAGGCTTTCCAACATTAGACATTCTAAGTGTAGGTTTCTTATTAGCTCTTGGAGTTATCCAGTCAACTAATGCTTGCTTCATAAACTCAGCAAACTTATCCAAATCTTCTTCACTAACATCAATAGCTTCACCTCTTCCAAGTATCTCAACTTTTTCATAGATGTCTGTAATCAACGTATCAAGCTGTTTGTTTTTCTTCATGAGTTTCCTCTGTTAGATTGTTTATTATTTGAATAGCATCTGTAATTGTCAACTTAAACCATTCACCGTTTCTTTCTTTTGCTTTCTTTTCACAAAGTTTATGAGCTTCAAGCTCAGCTTTTCTTCTATGTTTAAAAAACTTTTTATACTTTAATTCATAATCTCGGTGAGGACTAGATGTTTGATAGCCATTCAGTCTATCTTCAGCATCAATTGCCATACCAATTTTAACCCAACCTTTCCAAGCTTTGTTAGTTAGAACATATACTTGACCTTCTTTAGTTGATTTATATTGAGCAAGAGAAGCGAAAGCTGCATCTTCAAAAGTTTTATAGTTACCTGCTTTATGTAATGGATGGCTAGTAGAAATATGTTTCCCATTAACAAACATCCTGTTACTGTTTCTTTGTGTATGCTTTGGATTTGTTTTCCAACATTCAATACATACCTGAATATTTTTTTCTTTTCTTGAAGGGTACCAGTTCTCATCTGTTAACTCAGTACCACAATCTTTACAATTAATGTGTTTCATCCCAAGACCTCCCAACCTTGAATTCTCCATCTAAAGGACATCTCATATTAAAATGTTCTGCTGCATCAATGATAGCTTGAACAGCAAGTTGTCCTACTTTATTAGCTTGACATTCTCTTACTTCTATTTGCCATTCGTCATGAATGTTTGCAACAAACTTATAAGGAATATCAGTAAGGCTTAGTCGTTTGTCAAGCAACTCTAAACCTTTCTTCATTACAATAGCACCACCACCTTGAAGTAAACTATTTAAAGCAGCATGTTCACTTCGGATATAAATCTTACGACCATCTAATCCTTTAAGGAATCCTCGTTTAGCTGCTCGTTGTACTTTTTCCTTAAGAGTTTTAAGTGCTGGTAAGTTGGTAAGAAAACGTTCTTTAAGTTCTTTGCCCTGCTTTCTTGAACCTCCAACCACGCTTCCAATCTTTTCATCTCCTGCTCCGTAGACAAGGGCATAGATGAAAGTCTTTGCTGTATCTCTTGATTCAAGTCCTGCAAGGTTTTGATTAGTCGTGTGTATGTCTCCGTTGACAACTTCATTTATATACTCCTCATCGTTCATGTAATGTGCTAACATACGAAGTTCTAGTCCTGAAGCATCAACTCCAACTAAAACATTCCCGTCTTCTACAGTCCAACAAGCTCTACATTCTTGACCGAAGGGACTGTAAACAGCCGGTACTTGAGCTACGTTTGGATGGTTATGAGACATACGACCAGTGATAGTTCCATTCGGAATAACTGAACCATGTACTCTACCGTCTTCTTCTAAAGCATCTAACCAAGATTGTATCTGAGCAATACGCTTTTGATACAACAAGAAATCTGCAATAAGTTTAGCTTCATGTATGTGGGTAATCTTTTTAAGAGTCCCTTCATCTACAATCGGCTGACCTGTTGGTGTGAAACGTTTAGGTTCCCAACCAAACTCCATTAAGTACTCACCTATTTGTTTACGACTGCCAAGATTAAACTCTTGTAGTTCTTGTCGCATAAAAGGTTTATGATTACCTGTATCAATACATTGTTTGTATTCATCAACAGTTAGTCCTGACTTAGAGAGCTGTCCATCTTTTTTAAACTTAGGTGTTACCCATTTAACATCAACCATCCTAGGTTTAAAAGTACGTTGAACTTCATCAGTAACTTCATACATCTTATCTTTAAGTTTAGCAAGTAACATGGTAGCTTGCTTCTCGTTGAAAGCAAACCCATTGTTTTCTTGGTCGGATATTACTTTAGCTACTGCATGTTCAAGAGCAATAGATTGATCACTAAAACCTGTCTGTTCTTTTAATAAAGCAAGGTAAACTAATTCGTTCAACCTTACATCATTACAGCAATACTCAAGCATCTGTGGTGTGTACTCATCAAAGTCTATAGGTTGTTCTTGTTTAGCAAAGCCAACACGATAACCCCATGTCTTTAAACTGTGACCGTTCTCACGGATAGGTTTAAATAATCTAGACATCACAAGAGTATCTTCAATGTTCTTGTGATAAAGATCAACACCTGTTAGTTTTTTAATAACATCAAGATCAAATCGTAAGATGTTATGTCCAACTAAAGTATCAGCTTGTTTTAAAAACTCAATCCCTTCTTCAAGTTTATGAGGTGGGAACTTATGAATTTCTCCATCGAGTTCTTTTGCTACAATACAATGTAGTTTAGTTGGTTTAAGACCATCACATTCTATGTCAAATATAATTTTAGAATTCTGTGTTGTCAAAAGTTTCCTCCTCTGATACTTCAAATAATCTACCAGTGTCGTTGTTATATCTTAAGCTACATGCCAGTCCAGTATCACCTGTGTATCTTGATTTAAGTACACGAACTTTTGTGGTGTTAGCTTCGTCTTCATTCGATGCTTGTTGATTACGTTCTAATGCAATCACACAATCAGATAGTTGTGCTATTCCTTGAGAGCCTTTAAGGTGAGACAGTGATACTTCGATACCTTGCTCATGTCCTTTATCACCTGCTGCTCTACGTAAATGAGATACAAGTATCATACCCACCCCTGTTTCTTCAACAAGACTACGTAATCTATTCATCAAAGAATCGATACCTCTTCTTTCATCACCTTCAGCAAGTACATTAACAAGCATGTGTAAGTGATCAACCACAACCCATTTACATTCACAGCCTACAATAATATATCTTAGCTTAGAAAATATTTCTTCGATATCAGTAGCACCTAAATGAGCATGAATATAAACACGACCACTAGGAATAACCTTATCAAATAATTCAGTGAGTTGTTCATCACTGTAGTTGTTTCTTTTCTCTGTTAGATACAGTCGATCATTTGCTTCAATGGATATGATACCATCAGCAGTTCTCAACCAGTTCTCTTCAAGAGCTACGATACCTACGTTATCTTTAGTGTTCTTGATTAGCCAATGTTCTAGCTCACGAGTCACTGAAGACTTACCAAGTCCTGTTCCACCTGTAAGAGTTACAAGCTCACCTTTCCTCAGACCATACAGTTTTTTGTTGAGTCCTTCCCAAGGATAAGCAATACTTTCTTTAACTTCTCTATGTAACCAATCGTTTCTTTGAGAAGAAAGTTCCATAATACCTGACGGTGTATAAGTCTTAGCTTCCCACCATGAGGACATAAACTCTTGGAACTTACGTTGCTTGAGCATATCGTTTGCATCTTTATAGCCGTTAGGTAATGTCATTACCTTAGCTTTTCCGGGTTTTAATATGCGTGCAACATTACGAGCTGCTTCTCTACCTGCCTTATCATTATCAAAACATAACACTACATTATCAAATGATTCAACAAACTCAATGCTTTCTCGGATATCTTTAACAGCACCCGAAGCACCTCGCTTTAGTGATACACATGCCCACTTGGATTGCATCAATTCATATGCAGCCATAGCATCACATTCACCTTCTGTAATAGTTAGATACTTACCACCAGTATTTCTAAACAGTTGCTCACCGAATAAACCAGTACCTTCATATGTTCCTGAGAAAGCAAAGTTTTTATTTTCAATGAAACGTGTCTTAGTACCGACAACTTCGTTACCATTAAAGAAGGGATAGATGTGTTGTGATATCTGATTGGTTGAACTAACAATCCTTCTAACACTATATTTCTTAGCAGTCTCTTCTGATATATCTCGGTCTGTTAAAGGACCAAAGCTACCAGTATAACTGTTTAAGAAAGAGGTAGTGACTTTAGGTTTAGGTGTAGTATCCACAATTTTTCCATCACACGCATCCACATAATTAGGAAAGTGTGTCTCACAGCTAAAGCAATGAGCAGACTTATCCTCATTCATAGACACGGGGTCAGAGCCACCACATGAAGGGCAGGGTAACTTATGTCGTACAAATTTACTTTGTTCTTGCATTCTATCTCCTTTAGAAAAGTGGCTAGGCTTTTACACCTAGCCTAGTTATTTATTTTGAAGAGTCTTCGTCAGTCTCTTCGGCTGGTTCGACTATAGCTTCGTCTCTATCCTTAAGCAACTCTTCTAAGTTAGCTCTATGGGTTCGACTTGCAAAGTCTAAGGCTTCAATAACAACCTGAAGGTTGCCAACCTTTTGCACAATCACAGTAGCTTCCTGCTTCTTCTGTTCATCTGCAATATTATTGATGTCGAAGTTTGTTTCTCCGTCATCATTTTTAATAGTAATGATCATTAGAATTCCTCTCCATCAGAAAAGAATTCATCACCATCACCGTTTTTGTATTCAACAAGATTAACAATTTGAACAGCTTGTAAGTCGAGACCTTTCCCTTGCTTACCAGCGTACTCCCAATCGTACTCATTGAATTGAACTCTCACTTGAGAGCCATTACCAACAGCAGTGCTGACTTCTTGCTTGTCCTTATCAAACAATCTAGGTGCAGGTCTTACCATTCCTTTCGGACCATTTACCTTTCGTTTCATAATTAAAGCAGGACCTTCATCCATCTGCTTTACAGTGTGTCCACGAGATGCAAAGTCATTTGCAGTCTCATTATCAACCACTAGGTTGACAGTATACACTGGTTCAAAAGTCGTATTGGGTGTAGTTATACTTGCCCAGTACGCAGTTCCTTCTAATATAGCCATATGCGTTTCCTCCTTTTATAGCTTTGTTGTGAAGTTGGGAGAGTTGTGAGTAACTACTCTCGGAGTTTCAGACTGTGCTGTACCAAACCATTCGTTCAATTGGAGATAGAGGGCTTGATGTGTTTGGTTACTCATTGTGATACGAAGTATAACAGAATTAGTTTCGAATGTCAAGCAATATTTCTTCCATACTTATCACAGGATTTTTAAATAAAGTGACCAGGAATTTTTCTCCATCCTTTTGCACCTCATAAGCAGCTTTATTTTCATAAAACTCTTGATAGTTTTCAGCTACATAAGCTTCAAACCTTCTAAGTTCGTCTCTATCAAAGATAGCTGTCTCTCCTTCAGACATCATCCTTTCGTATATGTAGTTCATGCAACCTCCTGTGTTGTCCACCAAGTAGGCTTAGCTCTATTGCGTTCCCATTTGGCATAGTGTTTTTCGTTAATGCAGTAATCACGATAAGCAATGATAGCATCCTCATTCTTATACTCCTCAGGCATAGCCTGTGCTAGTGGTGTCATGCTTGTATGTGTAATATTGTCAGGCATTTTACTTAATGGTTCTTCTAGCTTAACAATACTTGCATGTTTCCTACCATACCTATACTCATACTCTGAACCTAATGCTAAGAAGTGTCGGTACAACCATGAGTAGTTAGAGCTAGATTCTCTAGCCCATATAGTGCATGGGTGATTCATGTATGCTTGTTTGTATAATCCATTAGCATCTGCATACTCGTCACCGTCTAACAACCTATGTGCAGTGCATAACATCTGTGCTGTTTCAAGTGGCATCTTGACTAGCATCTTATCAGGCTGTGCTTCTGCTGATATGGTAGGACATTCATCAAAATAAAATATGTTCATTCACCACCTTCGATTTCAAATACTTCATTAAGATGATACAGTAAGTCTGCTATGGCATGTACCTCTTGGATATCTATACCACCATACTCAAACAAACCAGTCACACCACTTTTAGATTTACGATAGTTCTTTTTAATCCATTCTAAATGTCTTGCTGGAATTTTAACTGTTACTTTTTTGTCGTTCATTTACCTTGCCCTCTATATTTTTTTAAGTTGGCTTTCTTATTCTTGTTCATAGTAGAGGTGCCAACATTACCTCTACCTTGACTTGTCTTCTTGCCCCTTTGTTTGGTAGCAGAAGTATAACTTGTTTTAGTCCACGTCTTCGCCATAATACTCCTCTATATTTTTCTTACGCTTATCGTTAAACTCTATAACTCTTCTACCCGAAACATAATCAGTTGTACTCTCTGTCCATTTACCTTCATTGATTCTTATGTCAATATATTTTACTTTATTATCTTCAGCTTCTTTTTTTAATAGTTCTCTTTGCTGTTCAACAGCTTCATAAAACTCAGTCATTGTTTATCTCCCTTTGTTTTTTAAGTTCCATCAACTCATCCCATTTGTAAAACTTCTTAGTCTCTGCATCCCAAAAGTTTCCACGTTGTGTAGTAGTTGGGTAATGTGGTTCTATCTTTTCCTCATCTACCAAGTACATGTACAAAACTGTTGTCGTTAATAAGGTGACAACACCTACTACTATTAATATAAATTCCATTTTAATTTTTATTCCTCAGTTCTTTAATAATTATTTCTTCATTATTTATTACACCACGCAACTGTCTTAACTCTTCTAATGCAGAGTTATCAAAGTCCCAAGTCTCGTTTGTTTTAACATGGGTGATTTTATAAATATTAGAAACATCTTCAAAACTAATCATGCTATCAAGTGCTTCAATCGGAGAAGCACAATAGCTTTTTAAAGTTTCAATGCTTCCATCTTTTTTTACTTCAACTAAATATTCATCCATTAACTTTCTCCTAGGTTTAATAGTTCTTGTAAGGTACTGATATCAGGATGTTTTTTAAGTATCTTTAACACCCACTTATCAGACATGTAAGATAAAGTTGTTGACTCTAATCCTTTGACATGAGTATCGGGTGGCATCATGGCAGTAATATTTTCTAATGTAATTTTATTAGCTTCCTCTTCAGAAACTAAAGACTTCATCCATTCAAGTTGAAACTGTTTAACTTTTTTTCTTAACTGCTTTACTTGTTTACTGTTCATGATAAAGCTCTGAACTCCATGTATGGTTCTTCTCTATGTCCTTCAGGCAAGAACTCTACCCTATCAATAACTTCTTGTAGGTCATAGGTTGTTGCAGTTGTTTCTCCTTCATCATCATGTCCCATGATAAGACCCTTACCTGCAAAGTTTCTACCAGACCAACTAAAATATCTTTGATTACCTTCAACCAATAGTCCTTCATCATCAACATACAGATCGTCTGCATCTGATAGACTTACTACATCAAAGGTTCTACATTCTATTAAATTATAGATTTCTCTATAGTCCCCACCATATACTGCTTCTTTGACTGTCTCGTCAAATGGATTTACTAAAATTACTCGCACTTTTTATCTCCTTAAATTTAACTCCAAGCAGTTTGTGTATCCTGTCCTCAAATAAGCTGACTT